AGAAGTTTGCACTTCTTCCTCGCTGTCTTCCCAGTCGTCTGTATATGGTTGACATCAATGGGTATCTGTACGATGGCATTCAACTTGAATGGTTTCAACTTTAACCAATCAATTCTGGATGCACAAGGAAAGGTTGTCCCAACATGGGGTGACGTTCTGAACAGAGCCAACCTTGGAATGGAAGTAATGCACGAGCGTAATGCTCACAACTTCCCTCTTGACCTCGCTGCTGCTGAGGTAACAGAGGTTGCACTACTTGCTCCTTCTATAGGTTAGTCATGGAACTCATCGCTATCTTCGCTGCAATATCAGCGACTGTATATGGTGCGTATCGGATGACTCCTAAAGGTTGAAACAAAACTGAATATCTGATATAATGAGGGGGCAACCCCTCATTTTTTATGCCTGACTATAGAGACAGGAAGGTCAAGGACTTTGAAGTTAAACTAATTACTAGGAAAGATGTCCGAGATTTCATAGAGAAGTGGCATTATTCACAGAGCATCAATGGATTGAGGATAACATATGTTTTTGGATTGTTTTGTGATGGTGATCTTATAGGTGCGATGATCTATGGCCCTTTAGGGATGGCAAATACATGGAAGAAGTATGGTGAGACTGAGACTGATGTAATAGAACTAAGGAGACTATGTTGTATTGATAATACTCCCAAGTGTACAGAGAGTTACTTCATAGGTAAGACTCAGAGATGGTTGAAGAAGAATACAAATCATAAGGTTATAGTATCCTATGCAGATGCCCACCATAATCATACAGGTATCATCTATCGTGCCACCAATTTTAAGTACGAAGGATTAACTTCTAAGGGTAGGGTGATAGAATATGATGGTAGAACCTATCATGATAAGGCAATTAGGACAAAATATAAGGGTAAATTGAAACCATTTGCACAGAGATTAAAGGATGCATTGGAGTCTGGTGAAGCAAGTTATGTCAGTACGCCAGGAAAATATATTTACACTTTCAAGTTGAAATGATAAAATCTAAATAGTTTTTTTATAGTAAGTCAATGGGACTACCAGACAAAGCACAGAAAGTATTTGACAAGGTTGTAGCATGGGATCGTAACCTTGCAAAGAAATTTCAGGACAAGTTTAACTTGACTGACTATCAAATGTTATGTGTTTCTTTTGCTAAGGGATTTGTGATCGGAGCAATCCTACTCTGATGAACACTGATCCTACTACATGGGATGATTCTAATTGGAGAAAGGAGTATAAAAGTCATAAACTTTTGTCCGAATTTCAATTAGAAATATTGGAGAATGGGCCTAGAAGTCTTTCTCAAGCATGGATTCTTGGTGCAATGCATGGAGATTGGAGAAAGATGAAAGGGTATAAGTATCCAGATCCTCCAGATTGCCAATCATCCTTTAAACAATTTAATGAAATAGTAAAAGAGCATTTTGAAGACAAATGAATTTTACAGTTTACTCAAAAGATGGGTGTTCCCATTGCGAAAAAGTTATTTCTGTGTTACAATTAGCACATCTACGGTATGTTGAGTATAAATTAGATAAAGACTTCACTAAAGAGGCCTTTGTAGGACAGTTTGGTGAGGGATCTACCTTCCCTCAAGTATCTGTAGATGCTACAACCATTGGTGGTTGTACCGAAACTGTTAAATATCTTCAACAACACCAACTTGTATAGCTATGTTACACATGAGAGAACAATTATTAGCGGCAGTGAAGGCTCACGCAAACGGTGAGATCGCCAAACATAAAGCAAATGTCAATGTATATCTAGAACATCCTGCAGGGATCGGAGAACATTCTGACATTACTGAAGCAATTCAAGTTGAACTTGATAAGATTGCACGTTATCATGATCAGGTTGAGGTTATAGATAAGTATTTTAAACAGCCATCTAATTAAAATGGAAGACAATCCTTTTTGGGGTGAACCTACTCCCACAGATGTCTGGGAAGACATGCAGAAACTCGATCAGTTATATGAAGAGTTGCTATGGGATCATAGGGATAAGTTAGAGTTTGCTATTGAGGGCAACCACATTACTATACGAAATCGTTCTAGGGAGGGGCGCTAAATGGAAGAAAAGATTGAATTGATTCTTTTGAAACTTAAATCCATAGAGAAGAAAGTTGATAACGTAATGGCTACAGTTGAATCCCATAGGATTGAACATGGATTCCAGAAGATGCAGGATGGTGGAATTAATGCTAACTTTGATAACCCTGAGAACAATGGATCAGCATGGCCACAGCAGGGAATGCCGCCAGGTATGCCAGGCCAATCATCACAACAAGGATTAGGACAAGGATATCAAACCCCAGGCTGGGGTCAACCACCTCAACATCCGCCTGGATTTGGGCCAGGTCAGAATGATCCATCTCGACCTCCTGGCATGTGAAATCGCTTTTTTGTTCTGAAAAAGCGCTAAAAAAAACTCCGAGCTTTTTTTGAGCCACAGGGTCGCTTATTATGAAAGTAGCTATTGTTGGTGGAGGTACAGGTGGAGTAACTTGTGCCATGGCACTGGTTTCCAGATCACATGAATGGATCAAGGTTGATATAATACATGATCCAACTGTACCTATATTTGGTGTAGGTGAATCGTTAGGACATGATTTCGTACAGTTAATACGTGGAGCGACTCAATTTTCCTTTCCGTTTGATTTAGAGAAATTAAACGCAAAGGTAAAACAGGGTATTATGTTCGTTGACTGGCAAGAGTCACAGAACTATCCTGATTCCACTAATGGGTACATGACTCTATCATGTCAAGCCCTTCATGCAGATACGTTTGCATTGAGGGATTTTGTTTTGCCTAGAATGGCCCATTATTGGTCTCATAAGTTTAAAGAGATTCATGGTCATGTAGACAGAATTTGGCAAGACGAATATAAGGCATATATCCAATTAGGCGAAAAAGCGCTAGAATACGATTTTGTCATTGATGCTCGAGGAATCCCAAAATCGGTAGATGACACTTTTGAGTATGTTGACAGTATTCCAGTAAATTCCGCTGTTTTGAATATGTGTCCTCATCCTGGCGATTGGGATTTTACCTATGCTCTCGCAACTCCCGATGGATGGATGTTTGGGGTTCCTGTACATCATAGGAGTAATTGGGGATATCTCTTTAATAGGAGTATTACTACAGATGAGGAGGCAATCACAAACTCACATGAGTTTCTACATACTCATAGAATTCCTAAAGCCCATATAAACTATGATGTTCTTAAGGAGAACGTTCATGTGTTAAAATGGGAAAATTACCATTCTAAGAAGATTGCTGATCGGAGAATTCTTAGACAGGGTAATATGTTATTTAATTATGAACCTCTTCACGGATATGCAGTTCCTCTGTATACTGTTATGGCAACACAGTTTTTGGATTACTTTGTTCGTGAGTTAGGAGAAGATCAGTTAAATTACAACTATAGGGAGTATATTGATTCATTCAGGGATCTTATTGCTTTCCATTATCATAAAGGAAGTGTTTATGACACTCCTTTTTGGAAAAATGCAAAGGAAATATCTAATAAACAATTAGAGGGTTCGGAGTGGATGAAGATTTGTATGAATAAAAAGTTTAGTCTTGAGGGAGCTGTTCAATTAGACGATGCTTGGACAACTTCACCAATTGCTCACCCAATGTTTATATGGGAGATAGATCAAGCGTTTAAGTTTGGATATTTTGACCATTTACCACAACACCATTTAGTAACATGAGATTATTAGCACTTCGTTTAGATTCACACGATTCAAATGTAACTTACTTTGATGGTGAAAGGATAAGATATAGGTCTTTTGAGAGAGATCTTCAGATTAAACATTTTGGGTTTGAAGGTCTTTATGGTTGGACAAAGATACTCAAGGAATGGGATATAGTACCTCAAGAGGTAGATGCTGTGGGTATTGTTATGGACTCTCATGTTCATAATGAGATAGAATACGATCCACAGAAACAAACAGAAACAGTCGAAATTCCAGTTTTTAGGGATTTGGGGTTTAATTGCCCAATTCACCGAATTGACCATCATTATGCTCATTCACTAAGTTTCTGGCCTTTAGAAGTTGAACCAAATCTTCATTTTGTGTTTGATGGGTTTGGTGATGATTGGATGTATAGAAGTGTGTGGAGAGATGGAAAACTGATTGATTATGGTAAGTCAAATGCTCAAGATATCTTCAATTCAGCTAGTCTTGGGTTTATAATGTCGCATTTGGGTATGATTATCCAATTGCAAGGTAATTATCTTGACTATGCAGGTAAAATAATGGCAATGAAGGCATATGGTCAAGAAAACCCAGATGTAGTTCCAGTAGACCATATCGATAAATTGGATCAATTATGGGATTTTAGTAAATTAGAACCTCGTGCTCAGGATATGCAATATATCCTTGATTATGTCCATACTGCTCATGGTCATACTGAACAGATGTTTTTAAAACATTTTCGAGAATTTGTTCAAGAAGGAGATATTATAGGTTACTCTGGAGGTATTGCACAGAATACTATTATTAATAAGGTACTAAAAGATGCCTTCCCAAATTTAGTAATTCCTCCACATGCGAATGATCAGGGTTTAAGTCTTGGTGTTATTGAATATCTAAGAAGGACTTATAATGTGGATCCATTTGATACTACTGGATTCCCATTCTGGCAGGAGGATGAATCACCTAGACCTATGGAGAAGACCATATGGTCTAGTTATATGCCTAGACCCTCTGAGAAGACTATTAAAGAGACTGCTGAACTACTTGCACAAGGAAAGATAGTTGGATGGTATCAAGGACATGGAGAGGTAGGCCCTAGAGCATTAGGTAATAGAAGTATATTAATGAATCCTTTTGATCCTCATGGGAAGGAGTATATAAACAATAAAGTTAAACATAGAGAACCTTTTAGACCATTTGGTGCTTCTGTATTGGAAGAGAAAGTATCACAGTATTTCTATTGGAATGGGCCTTCTCCTTATATGTTGTATGTTACTGATGTTTTAGAACCAGATAGGTTCCCAACAATTACTCATGCAGATGGTACTTGTAGGATAAACACGGTATCAAAAGAACATGAAGATTATTATGCATTATTGCACGAGTACGAGAAATTGACAGGAGCACCGATACTACTTAATACTTCTCTCAATGATAATGGAAAACCTATTGCCAATAGTCTGTGTGATGCGTTAGGGTTGTATTATAAGAGCGATTTGGATGTATTAGTTCATGGTGATACAGTAAAGATTAAATGATTCTAAAATTGTATCGAATTAAACAGTATATCTTGCCTATATAATAAAAGTGTGTTATTATGCACACATACGTTCGACCCAATAGGGTTGCAAGTAAGTCACGGAACGCACTATCGTTCATCTCATGATTCCTTTATTAGCTGCTGTTTTAAGTTGTACTGAAGCCCAAGAACTCATGGATTCCATGAAGACTTATCAAGTTTCAGAGGAGACACGAGCTGAATTCATTCAGGTTGTGAAAGACGGTACAAAGGAATGTAATTGGGACGGAAATGACTGAAGGAACGGGCCTTAAAATCCAACTACTTCAGGAGTAAACCAATGGCACAAGTCACATACCGTGGTGTCAAATATGACACCAAGGCACAAAAAACCTGTCAGAAGCAAGTTTCAGAACTTGTTTACAGGGGCATCAAGCATAACGAGGAACGTCTCGTATGCTCAAAGTGAGTAAACTTACTTGTTGACATTTGCAATCGCATATGGTATTCTAGGGGGTGGCAACACCCTCTTTTTTTATGTCTGGAGATAGTAAAGAACAACCTAACCTGTTTTATACTAAAGTACCTCAGAATGAGGCACACGATACTTTATTGCTTCAAGGTAAGGTAAAGTCCGTTTATGAGATCGCAGGTGAGGCCGAGAAGGTTTATATTCATTTTCATGATAAGGTAACCGCAGGTAACGGTAGGATGGTAGAGTACCCTAAAGATAAGGGTGCTACTTGTTGTCTTATATCTGCATTACTCTTTGAGTTGATGGAGAAGAGGGGAATTAAGACTCACTATATTGATTGTCCTTCTCTGAATACATTACTTTGTAAGAAACTAACAATTATCCCTGTAGAAGTTATTGTCAGAAATATAGCAGCAGGATCTATTGTTAAGAACACTAATATTACAGAAGGAACATTAATACAACCACCTATAGTGGAGTACTTCCTTAAGGATGATGCTAGAGACGATCCATTACTTACCTATGATAGAGTAAGACTGATGGGTATTGATCCTGAACCTATGAAGTCAGTAGCACTTGATGTAAATACAAATCTTCAAATGTTATTCACTCTTATGGGTATTGACCTTGTAGATTTTAAATTAGAATTTGGACACGATGCTCATGGAGATTTATTCTTGGCTGATGAACTATCACCTGACAACATGCGACTCTGGAAAAAGGGTACGAAAGAGAGATTTGATAAAGATCTCTTTAGAAAAGATGAAGGGAATATTGTCGAGGCTTACAAACATATCCTGACACAATTAAGACAGTTTGCTTAAATGTGTTATAATATATAAAAGGATTGCGATTTTCCTATGAAAACAGGAGACGTTCTGGGTCATCCCTTATGGATGATGCCAGTTATGTTGATAGGCATCTTTGCCTTCATCGAAGGTCTTCATACTACAGCCCATTGGCATCAAGAAATTGATGTTCATGGAGTCTGTAGACAAAATAAAGAATACATAGAGATGAAAGAACAGGAGGAAGACGATTGGTAGAATTGTTACAATTGATGGAGGCAGGATTGGCAGTTACGGCAGTCACATTGACTGTTGCCATGGCGCCTGCAGCAATTATTTCAGGTGAACCGTTACCCGATATCACTCCTATAGTCGATTCTATGGTAAATAAAGAAGTACAAACCGAAACAGAACAATGACCTCATCATATAAGGGCGATGATGCCCATGATCCTATAACAGGAGCATATATCAAACCAGAAGATAGAGTAAAGGCGGAAGTAGATCAGTTTACTATTACAGAGGAAGAAGAAGTAACTATATCTGTAGGTACATCTGCTAATGAGTACAATCCAGATTTGGATCCAAGAGTGCATCCAGAATTAGCGACAGATTATAATTATACTGGACATGAAAATGTTACCGTTGGAATTGATACTAGTGCTAATGTAATAATTGACGAATCATTTAATACTGACTATGCTGCAGCAGTTGATTATAGTGTAGCTGGAATGGGAACAGGTTCATATGACTCGACATATAATGTACCTCCTATAGAAACACATGACCATGCTGAACTTAAAGAAACATTAGATCGTGTTCTTGATCAGCATATACACCTACTTCACCATCAGCATGAAACAATGCAGAAGTTAGATGAACTCAGTCAGAAGGTGGATCACCTACTTGAGCATATGCATCAACCAATGACAGGAACTCTCCAAATCGATTGCCCTCAAAAGGTTGGCGCTGGCTACACGGTATAATTTCCTAATTAAATTATGTAAAGATAAATCGGTATTTGTTGATACCGACACATAAATAATGATAGAATTAAGGCAAACAAGATGATCTAAAGCTTAATTTTCATCATGTTTAGTTGTTTAGGGAGTAGATCAGTATGAAGAACCTAATGTCTCACAATCAGATGGCAGAATGGGTACATCACGAAACGAATCTTGAATTTAATCAAGACGACTTAATAGACGAATACTTCGACTGTTTAATCGATTGTGATGACAATGCGAATCAATGTAGACAAGTATGTAGCCAAATTTTAAAGTAAATTTCAAACCAAATGTTTTATAACCCCCGAAAGGGGGTTTTTTTCATATATGAGCATAATAATATACCAAGAACACTGTGAGTTTTTGGAGAAACAGAATGAAGAACTCAAAAAAGAGGTTCTGTTCCTCAAAACCCTTTTGGAATACAAGACTCTGGGATTGCCCTTGACGGATGCACCTCCTAGTGGTAAAATAGATTTGTAAACTTTAGATCGATGCCTTTTTTTGCTTTAATTCCTGCCGCATTGGCAGTCTATTCTGCTTGGGTTATAATTAAATATGACCCCCAGTCTCCTTTCAACTTATGACAGAAGATGAAAGAGCCCAGATGTTCTTAGATGAAACTCTAGAACAAGCTGGTCTTCCCCCTGCAAAGATTA